CAGATTCAAGAGCAATTTCATTCTGTAAGATCCACTGCTCAACTACATAGCTGAGATATCCATCAACTTTATCAATTAGGCTCTCTTTGATTGCTGTCATGTTTTTAGCATTTTCAGCAGTCAATTCATTTGAAATACGAGCAATCTCTGTCTTAACACGATTGATTACTACGTTTTCGAATATTATTCTTGCTTTAGTTTTAAAATCCTCAGATAATGTTTCGCCTTTTAAAAGTGCTTCAACATCAGCTGATACATCAACTGATACAGTTTCTTTTACTGTTTCGTTGACTTTAATTTCGTCTTTTTCTTTTTTATCTTTGTCTTTAATTTTTTCTTCTTCATCATCAGATTCAGATTTCACTTCTTTTTCGTCTTCTTTCTTTTCATCATCTTTTTTATCTTCTTCTTTATCTTCAGACTCAGATTTCATTTCTTTTTTGTCTTCATCTTTTTCATCTTCGTCTTTTTTATCTTCTTTATCTTCAGACTCTGATTTGACTGCTTCTTTTTCTTTTTCAGCTTTAGCTTTCGCTTCTGCTTCTTTTTTAGCTTTTTCTTCTTCAGTCTCTTCTTTCTTAACAGCATCTTTCTCTTCTTTATCCTTAATTGCTTTTTGCAATTCAGGTGGTAAAGTTTTTTGCTTGTCTGTTAATTCTTTAACTTCTTTAGACTTTTCATCTTCAGCTTTTTTCTTTTCGTCGTCAGTCATTTCTTTTTCTTTTACATCTTCTTTTTTCTTATCATCTTCTTTTTCATCTTCGTCTGCGTTAGGAGTCGCTTCTGATTCAGATTTCATAGATGCCTTTTCAGCTTCTGCTTTTGCTTTTTCTTCTTCTTCTCTTTTTTTCTTTTCTTCTTCTGTTTCTTCTTTTTTCAGAATACTTTTAGCAATTTCGTGTGCTTTCTTAATTGTTTCTTTTTCAAGAGGTGGTTCATCACCTGTAATCTTTTTTGCCTTTGCCATACCAATAGCATAAGCAGATCCTTCTTTATCTTGTTCAGATATAATTGCTTTAGCAGTTTTCGCTTCAGCGAGTAGCTTTGCAATTGTTTCTTCAATCTTCATTTTTTTCTCCTAATTTTTCGTGTAAAAGAATGGTTTTCCATTCATATTTAGTTATTTTATCTTTTCAAGAAATTTAGCGAACTGTAATGCTTGGGCTTCAGCAAGTGCTATACGATTTGTACTAGCTATTTCTCTTCTTACTTGTTCGATATCTTTCTCAATGAATTTACCATCAACGAACACCCACTCTTTTCCTTCCATAACACCACGAACAAATGCGTCTGGTGCTGAAGGATCGGCAACTATATCACCTGCTGTAGCAAGCATAAAGTCATCCTGTACAAGTTGTGTTCCATCGTTTTTAGCCCTCAAAGTACCCATCCCTCTTGAAGAAACTCCTAAATTTGCTCCCTCGTCAATTAAACTTTTAACGATTTTGCCATAAGGAGTATCCATAATTTTAGCTTTACCGATGTAATTGTTTCCATCAAGTTTTAACTCTTTAATCATATGCGATACTCTATCTAGATTGATAGTTGGTGAATCAGGATGTCCTAATTCTCCATACGCACGATTCTTTTCAATACTTTCCTTTGTATATCTTTCAACTTCTTTTTTCATAACTTCCATAGGATATACTCTACCATTTCGATTTTTAATTTCACCTTGTAAAAATACTCCTTCAATAAAGTAATTCTTACCTTGTGTATTATCTCCCGAAATTAAATATTTTACTGATTCTGTAAATTCTCTTATAAGCTTCATTTAATTAACTACCTCTAGCAGTTGGATCATCATAAGAACCAAACTGTGCTGTCTCTATTTTAGTTTCAAATCCTGAATTCTTACGCAGTGTTAAATAAACATATGATTCGCCATTCATAGTACAAACTATATCGTGTGTATTGCCAATCCCATCAACAAATCCGTCAAAATAAAACTGATGTGGTTGGTCACAAGTTGCTGCAAATATTCCTACACTATTTCTTGATAGTTGAAAACTAGATCCACTAATACCAGAAAAAGACATTGCTACAATATTAACTTTTACTGTACCTTCAATGACTTCTGTACTTAATAATGCATCAACATCTAAATCGAAAGTAGATGATTGGTTTGAACCGCTAGTGTTAGCAAATTTTACTACAACTTCATTTTTCGATTTCTTCAATATAGTCTTTGTGACTGCCATTTAGTTAAACTCCTTAATTAGTTTTCTTATCCTTCAACATTACTACTTACTCAGATGTTGATCTGGCTTTTGTTTAATAGCTTTTATCTCAGATTTAGAGATCCCATGTTTACCAGCCTCTGAATCTGCATGAGGATCATAAACCTTATGTTTAGCTGCATAAGCAACTCTGTCTTTTGCCTGCTTAACAAGCTTTGCTTTAACTTCAGGTGAGGAATAATCACCTTTTTTATCACCTAGCCAAGAAGCTGCAGGGTTTTTACTTTTTCCATACTTACGCATTGCATCTGCCTTTGTTATTTTATATTTGTTATAAAAATCATCAGCTGATACATCTTTTAAATCTATCGCCATATTCTTAAACATTCCTTCATCAATGCTAGTTATTTCATCTTTAAATATTGTGCTTGCAACTTCTTTTTTCATACTATCTAATCGAGCTGATACTTTTTCAGCCATCACTGTTGAAAATGATCCATTGATTGCTTCAGCATTTCCTATTTCAATATTATCAATTAAGTCTTTAATTTTAGTTTTTATATTCACAAATTATTCCTTTTCTGGTTCATCAGTAATAGGTGTTTCAAGATCAATTTCATCTTGTTTAGCATCTATTGCTTCATCATCTGTTTCAGCAGTTTGAGCTACTTTTAAATCTTGTAGTTTATCTTGCTCACCTGCTATTTCTTTGTCATTCTTAGTTATATCATCTTCAGTTTGACGAAGAATATTCTTACGCACCCAATTTACACTGTAATATTTTCCAATGTATTGCTCAATAGAACTTAACATATTAATTCTTTGAGCCAATATTTCATTTTCTTTTAATTCAGTAAAGAAATTATCTCTTAAAAAATCAAAACGTATATCTTGAGAAAATTGTTCCCACTCTTGATCTTTTATAATTCCTTTTAGAATTAATTGTACTCTTAAAATACTATAAAATAATGAACTAAATTTTCTTCTTAAACGATCAATAAACTTTTGAAAGTTTAATTCATCACGAGATATTTCACTTGCTCTTCCTAAATTAAAACCTGTTTCAGTCATCAATCTAGAAATTGGTACATTTAAAGATTGATATAATTTTCTTTGAAAATATTGTACGTCAGCTATTTCACCTAAATTTTGTCCACCTTGGAGTGTAGTAATTTCAGTTCCTCTACCACCCTCTCTTCTCGGCATCCAAAAATCTTCAAGCATTGACATATGCTTACGATCATCTCGTACTTCACCAGTTGATGCATCATAAACAACTTTATTTCTAAATTTGTTCATAATATCATTAACGTATTGCTCTGCTTTTAGCTTTGGTAAATTACCAACATCAATATAAAATATTCTTCTTTCAGGTGCTCTTGATAAACGATATATCACCACAGAATCTTCGACCATCTTTAATTGATTTACTGGTTTTATCGCTTTATGTAAATGCGATAATATCATACCAGAATTTAAATCAGTCAATCCAGATGGACAAAACACAACTGAATCTAAAGATAATTTGATTCCTGTTGCTAAACTATCTGTAATACCTTTATCATTATAAATGTAGTATTCTTCAATTTCTTTTACTACATCAACACCTTTATCATTTTTTTCTTTTTTATAATTTTTAATCTTTCGTATTTTACGAGGATCTATGTATCTTAATTCATTAATTCCGCTTTTAGTATTTTTTGGATCTACAACTATATGATAGTATAGTCTTCCATCAACATACCATGTACGAAATATATCATGTCCTTTTATATCAAAAGTTAAAAGTTTATAAACTTGTTCAAACTCTTTTCTTATAGCTTCTTTGATTGTATCTGATGCTTTTAAATCATCTAATACTACATCAAGAGAAAGTCGTTGCGAATCAAGAACAATTGATTCATTCACTATATCTTCAATTGCATTATCTGCATCTGGATAATAA